AATTATGGAAACAATACAGAATTTAGATCACTTGACAATGGCCATGTACCTTATCACCGCAATACTCGGACTTATAGCAGTGATCTTGGCCATATTCTTACTAATAAACGATAAAGAAAGGAGGAATCCATGGGAAAGAAAAGATACGAATTGGTGATAGCCGTTGACCCAGACATAGATAAATCCGGCGTATGCGTACTGTCTCCTTCGACGAGACAGTTAATTCTAAAGAGCCTCCCCTTCCCTGTGTTGGTCGATTTCATAAAGGAGGCGAGAGAGAGGTACAAGGGAGTAGACATAGTGGTCATTGTCGAGGCAGGATGGCTTAACGAAAAAAGCAACTTCCATAAATCGAGGGGTAAATCCGGCGAGAGGATAGCCAAGTATGTAGGTCGTAACCAGCAAACCGGGATATTGCTTCTCCAGATGTGCGAGCACATAGGTATTCCCTGCGAAGAGGTAAAGCCTTTGACCAAGCATTGGAAAGGGGACGAGGGCAAGATAACCCATGAGGAACTCTCCTACATAGTCGGTCCCTTGCCTAAGAGAACGAACCAAGACCAACGTGACGCTACGATTCTGGCTTGGTGGTACGCCGATCTACCAATAAAAATAAAGACTTGGTGATATGGCGAAGAAGAGAGACGAGCAAGAAAAGCAAGAAAAGGTGAAATGCGCCGATTGCGTGAACGGCAAGCCTCACAAGGGACTAGCTGTATGGTGCATAGTGCTAAATACCGGAAGAGTAGCTAATAGTCTTAGGTTTTGCGATGTATTCAAAAGGAAATTATGATTACATGATATAAAAAACATGCTTATGGAGAATTAGCGTATGGATACAAGGAAAGAGCTGACAAGCTATTTTCCGCACGATAGCAATGCCAGAAACTCAGATAAGCTGATTCGTTTACGAATGAGGCATAAAGCCGCCGGATATGGTGTTTTCTTCATGATATTAGAACGTCTTAGAGAGGAGCCAAACTATATGAGTGTCAAAGATTATAACATGATAGCCTTTGACCTTCGTGAGGACGCATCCTTAATAAAATCCGTCATTGAGGATTTCGGGTTATTTGTCTTTACCGAGGACGGTAAGTACTTCTACTCCGAGAGTTTCAAGCAAAGGATGGGATTCAAGGACGAGAAATCAAGAAAACGATCAGAAGCCGGGAAGTTAGGCATGGCTAAAAGATGGGGAAATAACAATGTTATAACAAATCCGCAAAGTAACGATAACAATGTTATAACAAAAACGGATGAAATTATAACAAGAAAAGAAAAAGAAAGAAAAGAAAAAGAAAGAAAAGAAAAAGAAATACCCCCTCTATCCCCCACGGGGGGAAGCGGAGGAGGAAGTTTTTTTAATCTTTCTAGGAATGACCCGCCGCCTTCGGACGGCGTGAAAAGGAATTATGAGGCTTTGACACGGGAACTCACCAATTTCAAGCTCTCTCCCGATGAGTTCAATACTATTTGCGAGTTATCGAACTATGGAGAGATAGGAAATCCCGTGTGGAAACTATTGCAAAGGATACGGGATAGCCGGGAGGGGAAATACAAGATCGATCATCCCGGAAGATTTTTGATATCCAGATTAAAAAACAATGATTAAGACCGTAACTCTCTATCCGGGCAGATACGCATATATCTGTCCTTGCGGCCATCCCTATCAGGTGATGACCTTATACAGGAAGACTAGTAACGTAGCGGTCTATTGCTTCGCTTGCAAGCAACAGACCGGAAAACACATAAGAATCATGGATCAGAACATAGATTTCGCCGTTAACTCGAATAACAAGTTGAACGGCACGTATTTCACCGCATTGAGGTTGCACGATCCGATAAAGTATTGCGTGGGGAACGTACTCACGGTTTCGGTCAAGCAGCAACCACGAGGTAAGGCCAAGATTATCAGGGTAAACAGTTTCACGATAGACAAGGTAAATGACTACATATCGTGCTTGGATTCCGGATTAAAGGCCGATGAGTATAAGACTATAATCAAGAAGACATATTCCGGCAAGGGGATAAACTGGGACAAACAGCTTTTAGACTTTTGCCTGTTTGAATACTTAAACAAGTGAAAATGGAAATAATCAACAGACTGAAGAACACCCCTACCGGATTGATCGTGTTGGTAGGAGACATGAAAATTATCGTGGAAAAGTACAGGCCGTACTACAACGGGCAGAACAAGATCCCGTGCAGGGGATGCGTCTTCCGGGACGAGGGAGCGAGATTCTGCGAATACTCATCTGCTTGCATGGCCCATCTGAGGCCGGATCATGAAAGCGTAGTTTTTGCTAAAACGAGAGAGACATGACACATGGATCATTATTTTCTGGCGTGGGCGGCTTTGACCTTGCCGCCGAATGGATGGGATGGGAGAACCTGTTCCATTGCGAGATTAACGAGTGGTGCCAAAAGGTACTGAGGTTCCATTTCCCAAAAAGCATTCAATATGACGATATTACAAGAACTGATTTCACTCCGTGGAGAGGGAAGGTTGACGTACTCACAGGAGGGTTTCCTTGCCAGCCATTTTCAGTCGCAGGACAACGAAAAGGACAGGAGGATGACCGTTACCTCTGGCCGGAAATGCTCCGTGCTATACGAGAGATACGACCCACTTGGGTCATTGGTGAGAACGTTGCTGGAATCCTATCGATGGTACAACCCGGCAGTGAGGTACAGGAGGTGATTTGGATTAATTATGATTTAGAGAAAACATTGTTTTGATATGAAAAAAGCAGGAGATATAGATATTCCAGAAAAAAACAAAATGGATAACATATTCACGATTTGCTATTCAAGGCAGGAAGCCAATGAGATCGGACATTTCATTATGAGCAATGGATACGAAGGCGTTCAGAATGACAGCTATAGATATTGTGATCTAATGATTCGGGCAGCGTTAAAAGAAGCCGTGAGACATCATGAGAATTGTATATATGTCGGTGTTAGCGGATGCCAAATGATTGTATCCAGAACAAAAAGAGGGCTTAGAAGAAAGGGACTCAAATATATAGAGAAGAAACGGTTGTTTTACAATTTATTAAAGAATTATAGATTAACAATTAAATCCAAATTGACATGAAAGCGAGAATAAGAAAGACTGGGGAAATCGTTGATGTTATCGCCTTCAAATCTTCCGAAGCCTGTCCTGAAAAGGATTGGGTGCGCTATGTGGATTCCGAGGGGCTTGATCTCATACAGGAACTCAACGCTCTAGAGGATCTAGAGGTTATAGATAAGACGGAGGATAAAGCCGTTGATTGGAAACAACGCAGATATGATATTGCAAAAGAAATGATGGCAGCGTTTCTTAGTAATTCAAGCAGAGAAGTCTATGAAGGCACTTTTAAAACACAAGCAGAATATGCCGTAGCTTTTGCCGATGCGCTCATAGCGGAATTGAAGGAAGGAGGCAAGGAATGACATACCAGCAACTAATCGACAAATGGGAAGGTCAGCTCTCTCTCTGGAGAGATACGGCCAAGGACAATCTGTTTCGCACGAAAGAAGATAGAGAAAAGGCTCTCTATTACGCATCCTCTATCTCTGCTTTCTTGATTGATTTGAAGGATATGGATAAAAAGGAGGTAAACAATGAGAAATAAAGAATTGATTGCTCTTCTCCAAGAGCAAGACCCGGAAGCGGAGGTAATGATCCGCACGTCCGATGGAGAGTATGAGTACGATCCGGTGGATGTAACATGGGACGAAGAGATAGAATGCGTGATTATTCAGGAGGGATAGATATGAACTTATTTAACGAGGAGATAGAACAGCAAGCTATAGAACGTATTCAAAAGTTCGCTAAAATAGCTAGAGCCATGGGTTTCGAGGTATGTCTTGGATTCTCCGGAGGGAAGGACAGCCAAGTATGCTATGACTTGTGCAAACGTTCGGGAATAGATTTTAAGGCCTATTTTAACCATTGCTTCGAGAGTAATATCACGATTCGGTTCATAAGAGAAAATTATCCAGATGTCATATATAGAAGGGTTGTTAAAGAAGGGTTCATCCGTAATATCAGAATAAATCATAGAGGTTTTTTCCCTTCTGTACAATCCGCTTATTGCTGCAAGGATTACAAACATAACCCGGAATCGGCAGATGATTGTAGTATTGTAGGTGTACGGAAAGCTGAAAGCGCAAAACGAAGGGCAAGGACAACGTTTGAAGCGAAAAACAAAACCGTAATGAAGCGGAACAAATCACTGTTCAACGATTACTTCGAGGATCGGTGCCAGTCTATCGGAACGACCGGTATAATCCAATTGAAGCCAATTATTGATTGGACGGACACGGATGTTTGGGATTACATTAAGAAGTATAATTTACCTGTAAATACTGAATATAAAACCTCGAAGCGTGTTGGGTGCATTGTGTGCCCTAAAGCAGATTTCGCATCAAACAGTATAGGATTGATGAGATACCCAAAACTGATAGACGCTTTCATATTGGCGAAGGAAAAAGGAGGATCTAAAATAGATTGGATGATTACATCAGAAAATCTCGATTGCGAAGACAACAAGCCTTACTATATCTGCCGTTGGCTTAATCACTCGTTCATGCCGTTCACTAAAAAGCAAGAGGTATTGTACGAGAAATTTAGAGAGAAGTATGACAATATAAAAAGGAATAAAGATGGAAAATAAAGTAAAACAATGTCCCGAGTTCCCCTTTTTCGGCGCATCTTATCCAGACGCAATATGCTGTGACGGCTATCTATGGGATCTTGACTCATATGATAGCGAGGTTGGGGGATTGATCATAGGCGGGGATGTCCCCTGCCCTTTCTGCAAGACCGAGGAATTTATTGAGCATGATCCTTTTTCCAAGGAAGATGAGTTCTATGAAGGTATTGAGGATGAAGAAAAAGCCAAGGAAAAAGCTCGTGAATGGTACTTATCTTACATCGATAAATTGAGGGAAAGATATGGATAATATAGGATTATTGGCCGTTGATAGCTCATATCCCAATCTAGCCTTGATGAAAATAAGCTCATACCACAAGGCTAGAGGCGACACCGTGGATTGGTACAACCCTTTCGATCATTACGATAAGGTCTATATGGCCAAGGTCTTCGGATTCACTCCGGATTACCGGCAATATATGACTAATTGTGATCAAGTTGAGAAGGGAGGAACCGGTTATGACATAACGAGGAACCTACCTGATGATATAGATCGTACATACCCTGATTATAGCATATACGGCATAGAGAAAGAGGCATACGGTTTCTTGACCCGTGGATGCCCCAATAAATGCAAATGGTGTGTCGTTCCGGCCAAAGAAGGGAACATAACGCCGTATATGGATATAGAGGAAGTGGCCGGAGATCGGAGGCACGTGATCTTAATGGATAACAATATCCTAGCCTCCGATTATGGTTTACGGCAGATCGAGAAGATCGTATCCATGGGACTAAGGATTGACTTTAATCAGGGTTTGGACGCTAGGCTGATAACGGATGATATCGCCAGACTTCTAGCGCGGGTTAAATGGATAAAGCGGATACGATTTGGATGTGACACGCCCGGGCAGATAGCCGAGGTCGAGAGGGCGGCTAGGTTG